CAGTAGTTTTTAACGTAAAGGAGATCAACTCGGCGTTGCCTATCAATAGTTGGCGAGGCGGTTAAAACAACCGCGCATTTATACAAACTATTCTCATTTAACAAAACCGCAAAATGTGAACATTTTTTCGAAGTTTATTCATATTCGATTGAGTGGGGTCTATTCACTATATTCAACTTCGTTTTCACGCGAGTTTTCATCTTTTCCATCGATTAAACCTGAATTGAAGAGATCTTGTTGCTCGCTGTTGTAATGTTCTGCTACTAATAGACAGTCAATACCGTAATATCCTACAAACATCCCAAGGAAATAAGCATAAGAATTAGAATCGCCAGCTTTATTACAAGCTATTTCTGCCCGTGCAACTGAATACCCGGCCAGGTACTGTTCGTTTAGACTGAAGGCTTCGTCTGTTTTCATTGAATCATTATCAATGATGCCCTTCTTATACCCATTATTGAAGATTTCCGACATTTTTATACCTATTTTGCTTTAGAGTTTGCGTAGTCTTAAGATACATCGTATGTCACGCCAGTTACAACCCCATATAAATCTCTATCCCATCATGCCTCTCAACTAGTACGAATAATGTGTAACCAACCAGCATCCAACGTCTATGGGCCGTATCGACCACAACTGAAGCTCATGATATAGTTCACTTTTAATACATTTATTTATTGATTTTTGCGTTACTCTGGAGATTAACTTGAACAAAAACCCATTCCTCACCTATGCGGAACAAGTTGAGGCAACTATACATCCGACAGCCAGCTTAACTGAAAATGTTAAAGTAACTATTAAAGGCAATGGACATAAAGTTATAATAGAAGAAGGCGTAATACTACGTAATGCAATTATTACAATGTCCGGGAAAAATGGATTCCTTCATATTGGAAAAAACTGCAACCTGCGTGGATCGTTTCATGTAAGGCACATTAACTCAAAAATAATAATAGGTGAAAACACAACTTCAGTTTCCGTGCAATTATTCGGACTGGAAGGTAAAAGTATACTTATTGGAAATGACTGCATGTTCTCCAGTGGAATTATATCTAGAACATCAGATGAACATTCTATTATAGACCTTGAGACAAATTTGCGAATAAATCACCCCAAAGATGTAATCATCGGAAATCATGTTTGGGTGGGTGAAGGTTCGACTTTAAACAAAGGTACAGTCATACCAGACAATTGCATAATTGGATCTGCATCTTTTGTCTCTCGAAAACTGACAAGAAAGTCATCCATCTATGCAGGAAGCCCAGCCAAAATAATAAGAGAAGGGATTACATGGAAGAGAGAATTACTTTGAAAACCTTCAAAAAAATGCCGGGAATACCCGGCTTTTTTTAATATATTAAACAAAGAGCAACAGCGTATCCTTTATTAGAGTCATAAGGTACAGTAACTTCCATGACTCTTAATTTTGTTATATCTTCAGATTT